GCTGATAAGTTGCAACCAACTGGTCATTCACCGCGAGAGCAATTCCAGTAAACGTATGCCTATCAAGGAGAACACCACCACCAGTAGCAGCCTGGGAAAGAATCCCATGCTCTGCAATCGTATCACCAGCAGTAGTCTGAGTATGAGTTCCAATAGTCTTGTAAATCCAGGCTGATGCTCCTTCCTCAGTAGATCCGGCAGGGCGCGCGCTACCAGAATAGTGAGTATTGGTAATCTCAGTCTGAAGTGCTGTATGGGTATTGTCCTCAGCAGCGGTGCTGGTTCCAAGCGCATGATACTTCATGTTCTCCATTTCGGTGGAGTTATTGAATGCATCAACGATGAAACCTCCACCGACCTGGGTGAACTTACGGCAGCTAACCTTGCCGTAATCGATAATCTCACCCCAGGGCTTAATCACCTTAATCCGCAACTCTGACGTAATGACAGAAAGCTTGAAGATATGAGCAAAGAAAAGCCCAATCCTCTCCCAAGCCATCCAGAAGTAATTACGATAGTTGCGAATCTTCCACGACAAGGGAGCTTTGTGATATCCCTCACGCGCCCGGCGAACAACGAAATCAACACTACCGGAAGGTGCAACGCTTTCGACTACATTCATTTCAATCCTCCTATGGTTTGTTAGCCAAGAACCTCATATACAGTGAAGTGTAATCTGTGATAGCGTCTGCTTCACCAGCGGAAAGAGAATAGCTATCATCAGTCCAGGCAGCAGGAATATCGTTGACAACTTTAGAACAAATTAGAGTCCCTGGAGAACCTTCATTAACATAACCCTGTCTCAACTGAACTGTAAGATCAATCTGTTCACTACCACCATCAACACTCTTTCCACGCCGCCAACGCATCACATGACCCGTAGAACTAGCAGGGTCAACCAAGTTTGTTAACTTGGTAGCATATGGAGTATTTGAGGGCGAGGTTACTGAACGAATGTAGTCAGTATCACTAGCACTAGTTTCATTAATAGTGTCCCAGATGTTAGTAGTTCCACCACCTTGATCTGTCCATGTTCCAATGCTAGTATCAGCTGAAGGACGGCCAAATTGTGCCATTATGCCGCCTCCTTCTTCCAGCCGTAGAACTTAGACCATTTGATTCTACGACCAAAAATGGTAAACATAAATCCTGGATTAGGATAGAATCTAAGATAATGCTTCTTAGAATGCCGTCCTAGAATCCTTAATTTGGACGTATACCAGTTAGACATTAAAGTTCCTCGGTAATATACTCAACAATAAACTGCCACGCGGGACCAGCAGCAGCCGGGTCTGCTGATAGTGCAGTATTCTCAGGCAACAGGAATCCATCCCAAGATTCATAAATCGTAGGAGCTGTGCCAGAAGAAGGAATCGACATAATCTGCTGTGCAACAGTTCCAGCTGCCTTACCAACATCAACCTGCTGAGCAGCAGAAGTTACACAGGTAGCAAGAATGTAAAAGATCCTGAGCGCGTAACCCGCGCCCGGTGCAGCAATCAATTCCTTTACTGCATCACCAACAAGCAATCTAGCTGCTACCATGTTTGGAGTAACTTCATCACGCTTGGGCATTTTCCTGCTCCTCTGGCTGTTGCTGCGGCTGCTGCTGTTGCTGCTGCATCATCTGTTGCTGAAGAATCATGTCATGTTCTTGCTTATGCAGAACAATATTCTGATAAGCACCAGGATTTTCCTTCTGTAGCAGTAGACCTGCCTGACCAACTAGATAAGCTCCACAAGTAAATGAATGAACTCCATGGTCATCAATATCAGGTTCAACTGGAACAGTAGAACGCATCTGAGGAGCCTGACCCTGTTGCATAGCCATCTGAATTTCCTCCTGAGATGGCTGCATAGGTTCGGCTGCTACAAGTTCCTTAATCTCAGCAAGCTGCTTCAGTCTCTGATCTGAGCCTGGGATGTAAAGTTCTGGGAATCCAAACAACTGAGCAATCAAATTGGCATTTTCCGGATGGAAAATGACCTGATTAATCTCAGGTAGACCCAGATTCAGCAACTCCATCAACTGATCCTTCTTCTGGAGCCAGGAAAGAGGCAATCTTTCAGAAGATTCAGATACAACGTGACCAATCTTACCAGTTAGATTAGCCTTACGAATAAAGATATTGACAAATCCATCACTCGCCTTGTCAACATACTGCTCATCTTCATCAAGATTACTAACACGCGAGGTAACAGCCTTCTCCATCATTCTCGTCCAGAAATCAACAATCACTTTCCAGTGAATTGATAGTCTCTGGAGAGCCTGATTTCGACTCATCGCGTATTCCGCATACGTCCTTGAGCCACCTTCCGATGGACCCCCGTAGATTGATGGGAACGAGCCAACAACAAATTGGCCTGCTTCGTCCGTGCGACCCGCAATTTGAGTAATTTCTTGTGGGACCGTTGCCGTCTTAACAGTATGGAATCCATCTTGTAGACTCTTTCCAAAGGGAGCTTTAGCCGGAAAGATATCTCCCGGTCTTACAGTAGTCTTTCTGAATTTGTCCCAATCAAGAGCTTCTGCATCTGCCAATGTAAAAGGAATACCATGACGCAGAGTTTCGGTAACAAGACGATCTTCCTCATTACGCTTGTCTTGGACAGGCTTAAGGCACTTACCAAGAGGATCAGCCCAGATGTAAGAGTATAGAGGATTCTCGGAAAGAGTCCAATGCTGATCGATTGACTCATCGAAGCACTCGACAACCTTTTGGTTGATTACGGTAGCAAAACAGCCATTCGGGAACTTCTTTACAAGCTGCTTTGCAACATCAGAGTCATCTAGAACATGGAAGTAATAGGGGCGAATCCAATACATCTTGACTGTTACAAGATTCCTTGGCTCACTGAAACCGTAAAGCAGCGACATTCGCTGGTCGTATGCAAAATCATCGGGATTAGATACAGCCTTGATTTCTACTCCAGACTCAGTATAGCGGGAGCGCGCGAGTCCAATTGTCAATTCGTAAGAGAGGCGCACGTATCCAGCCTCATCCTGATTATTGACATACATTGGAACTTTAATAAAGGGTGGACCCCAAACTCTGAGCTTTTCTTTTCCCTTGGGATACTGCTTCATCTCACTCCGCAAGGGTCGCTCAATCATTTCCTGAGTAACATTAGGCTGAACTGGCTGCCCACACTCAGGACAATTTTGGGGATCTGGGGACTGTAGCTGTGCAGAACAATTAGGACAGAGAGCTATGACAGACGGAACTTTCTCGTATTCTGTTTCTTCAACTTCGATAAAACCATACTTTTCACTTCGTTCGTGATAGTTATACCCAGCGATAAGACCACCATTAAACAGAATAGACAAAGCCCGAACAAGAACGAGCGGTGCTCTATTCTCCTGAGCAACGATTCTAGACAGTTTCGTATAGGTTTCAGCCGTAGAAATATCGTCAGGACTATCAGCGTCAGCGGGATAAAATACAACATTGGGAACCTCCATCGCCAATGCAGCAATGACAGATTCCCCATGAGCCTTGTAAATATTTACAATTCTCTCAAACTCGTCATAATCAGGTTCGTTCGTCTGGCGAGCAGTTCTATAGGTAGTGCCATCCCAGAAAAGATACTGGTTGCCCTTCCAGAACTGCTCAAGCTCAACACAAACCCTTATGAGTTCATTATAGGCATCTTCATCTTCCTTATCAATTTCATCACAGACCTTGATAAGGGATGTCTTTAAATCGTCTGAGAGCTTGATGGGTTGATCTCTGTCAGACATTAGAATTTCCTAATACCAAGTATGCGTGGCGTCATAATGTTGGTGTTCATTCCCTGTGGAATCTGGTCAGCTCTAAAAAGATTAGATTCACCAGGATACTGAAACATCAGATCTGTATTCCAGCCATAGTAATTTGCAAGATCATCAGCTGACATACTAAGCATACTGTTTGCCTGAGTTCCCCCATGCTTGCCTAGCTCTTGACTAGTCTGATACCATCTACGATTCATCTCATCGATAAGAGCTTTCTTATAATCGCCCTTCAATCCCATTCGATGACGACCCTGATTCCTCGTAATTGATTGAGCAATTATCTCAGCTGGATTCAGATCCTTCAAACGATCTCCATACATCTGTTTCCACTCAGGTGTCATATTAACGCTTCCTCTTGGATTGAAGCGTTCAACAGCCGAGTGTCCTAGTTCATGTATGGCAGTAGATTTAAGTTGTTCCTCAGGCAAAACAACTGCTGACATTTCAGGAAATCTTATCTGTCCACTACCCCAATAAAGCTCAGGGGGAGCATCGCCACCTAGAGTAGCGTTGCGCGCACGTATTTCATTAGCAGAGAGTGGAACAGCCTCACCATTCACTATCTTTCCATGAAGGGGATTCCAACCACCCATCTGCCCCCTAATAAAATCCTTAGTCGAACCCTTAGTCTTATCTAGAAAGAACTTATCTAGTGTAGCTACCAAACGAGGATTATATCTATAAGCATCCTCATAGACATTGACGAATTTAACGTTCGGGTCGGTAGAGCCACGTTTAAAAGCTTTGTTTACAGCTTTCAAAAGATCTAATTCTTTCTCTACTTTCAGCCTTCTTGCACCAAGAACACCTGTAGGGAAAAGATTTGCCGCTCCACCACCCCAATTACCAGGATCACCAAGGCCAAGGGCCGAAGAAAGAGCAGCAACTTTGTCAATTGCTTGCTGAGCACGATGAGTATACGGCCTAAGTTTGTCTGCTGTAGTAGTTTTAGTCAGTCGAGGACCAAGTTTTGCAGCCCGTTCCTCTTTTCTTGTATTTACAGTAGTAGGATCTAACCCTCTATGGGCGGCTTGTGTTCTATTATACTTATCTACCCAAGTTCCATCAACATACTCTGCATCGAAACCTTTAGACTTCGAGGCTATCTTACCAATGTAATCCTCAGGGACTGGTTCCTGCTGCTTTTTCCAAGCAGGTTGCAACTTTTCGAGTAAAAGACTGAACCAATCAGGCATCTTAGTCCTTATTCCTTATCTTACGCTTGATATCGCTCAATCTTCTGTCAAAAGTGAGAGGCTGGTAGGGTTCAGGCATATGAACTGGAGGATTATCACCCAACCCTACCTTGTTAAGAATGACCGACTGGAGATGAAGCCTCTCTGTTTTCTCAGCTTCCAATAGGCTTATTAGATATCGGCAATGGGGACACTTTATGATATACTTTAACTCCTGGTGTGTCTCCCTTTCTAGCCTTCTCCTTAGCAATACGCCACGCCAACTGGTTATAATCCTGAGTCCTATTGAACTCATCCAGGATTCTATTCTTTTCAAGGTATTCATCATAAGCTCTTGATCCCCTGAGCGCGTGTCTCTCGAAAACCTTGCTCAGATAACGAAACACGTCGTATGGATCATCGCCGTCGAACTCTGCAACGTCCTCGGGATCTTTCTCATCAAAGACACAGAGCGGAATAGTCTTGATTAAGAGAGGACAAACCTTGAAAATCTGCACCATCGGTAGATTCATCTCTACCGCTCTGGGTTTGAACGCATCTAAATAGGAATCATAGATATCTTTGCTCCTATTTAGCAGTAACCAGTTCGCGTAATCGATATCAAAATCCGTTTTGGAAGCTATTGTAGGCTTCTGATTCCATCTCAGGAGTTCCTGAATCAGAATTTTTCCACCTTTTCGGTCATTATCAGCAAGGTCGAGTCTAGCTTTATTGATTCCAACCCTACCAGTAAGCGCCTTATATGCTTGCTCGTATATTGTGCTAGGATCTCCTCGATTTTGTCTTGAGGATGGATCAATAACCATGTCAATAATTGATTCTCCGATGGATAAATTGACGATATCCTCTGTCCACTCGGAGAGCTTCTTTTTTGGCTGACCAAGCTTGTCACTTATTGCTCCATTACATGCAAACTCTCGGTAAGCATAGAGTCGTTTATCTGGGCTTATTGCTCCCCAGAGCGCGTAAGTCATCGCGTTCCAGCCCCAATCAATTGCCAATATCCTGGGCCAATAGGCTGGAATAGCGAATGGCTCAATTACATGGAGCGCGTTTTCAGGTTCATCCTCGAATCTTTCTGAACGAAAGTCAAAAGCCTGCCCCTCGAATGTCCACCAGTCTCCGTAGAGTTTTGCTCGTTTCTCTGCCTCTGGCAAACTCTCCAACCGTTTGACGTATTGAGGATCTGCTTTGAGTAGATACGGGTTATCCGTGGGCAAAGCAGGTATAAATATTCGAGAATTTCCATGTTGGTCTACGATTCTCTTATACCCTTCTCTAGCAGGCTCGACAAAGCGCGCTCGGACCCAACCATGTCCAATATTTCCGGGGTTAGTGGCTGATCTAACAAAAGCAGGAACAGACGGGTCAGATGTTCGGCATCGAGTAAAAGAAAGATATCTATATTGGAACTCGGTGAAGCTGGTGATCA